CGCGGATGCGTCCCGGGCCTTCTTGACCTCGCTTTCCTTCTGGACGGCGATTTGGGCGTATCGGATTTCAGCCAGGCGCCGGGCCTCCTCGCCTTGGCCAAGCTTCATCAGCTCGCCCACCTCCCGATCCACGGCCGCCTTCTGCGCCTCTGCCCGTGCGTTGATGGCCGCCACCTGGTCTTCATAGGTGCCGGTGATTTCGGCCTGAGTCTCCAGCACCTGGAGGTTGAGGGCGTCGATGCCCTGCTGTCCCTGCTGTGCCTGTAGGCTCTCACGGTAGGCCGCAGCCGCCGCCTTCTGTGCCTTGGCCGCCGCGTCGGCCGCCGCCTTGCCATCCTCCGTGGCCTTGGTCGTCTGCTTCTGCGCGTTGGTGACCGCGATCTGAGTGTTGATGAGCGCCTTGGCCGCCGCGTCATAGTCCCGCGTGGAGGCGTCCAGGCGATCGAAGCCTTCCGAGAGGCCGCCCAAGAGACCGGCCGCGCCCTCCTTGCCGGCGACCTCCGTAAACTCGAGGTAGCTGTCTCGGATGCCCTGGAGGCCCGCCGCCACGCCCTCCATGCCGGCCGCCGCGGCAAGCTCCCCGAAGGCCGCCCCCAGCCGGGTGAGGATGTCATAGACCCGGGTGAAGTTGCGAACGAGGCCCACGGCCACGTCGTCAGCCAGGGTGCGGAAGATGCCCTGCCCCTCTCCCGCCGCGTTCGCCGCGTCGATGAGTGCCAGGCCGAGCTTCACCGCGATGGTGGCGGCCCGCTCGACCGCCGGGGCAAGGTCCGCCCCAAGGACCTCGACCAGCCGGGAGCCGATCGTGCCGAGCGCCGCCATCGCGCCGTTGGCCGCCTCAAGGGAGGCCTGCGCCTGGGGAGGGAGGCCCTCGAACCCTTCGAGCTCACGGAACGGAGCGAGCGCCTTCTGTGACTCCTGAGCAGCCTGGACCAGCGCCACCGCCGCCGCCCCGGCCGCAGCCAGGCCCAAGGCAAAGCCGCCCACCGCCACGGCCGCCGCGGTGTAGGGGTTGGCCAGGGCCGCCACGCCCCTCCCGAGCTTCTCGATCGTGTCCTTGCTGAAGCCGGCCGCGTCCCCCAGCTCAAGGAGGCCCTTGACCGCCTCCCCGTTGGCCTTCTTCGAGGCGTCCGCCCCCTGACGGGCCGCCTTCGCCTGCGCGGTCGCCGCCTTCTTCGCGGCCACCTCAGCCTTCCGATAGGCGACCTCGAGCTGCTTGACCGCCTGGTCTGCCTCCTTCTTCGTGAGGCCGGGAACCTGAGCAAGCTCCTTGCGAAGTGCGGAGAGGTCCGCCTCGAAGGTCAGAGAGACCGACTCGTTAGCCGCCATTCGCCACCTCTGCCGCTACGTCGGCCATCTGCTGTGCCAGGGCCTTATTAGCCCGTCGGCCGGGGTCCCGGACGAGAACGCTCCAAGCGTGCTTGGGCCGCGCCCCGCTCCCGATGCGCGCATAGTAGTCGTCGATGGACTCCCCACGCTTGCGCCGCGCCCATGCGACGCGCTGCCCCGGCCCAAGGCCCACCTGCCGAGAGCGTATCTTGTAGGCCCATTCCGCCCGGTTGTAGAGCACCACGGCCACCCCGAAGGGGCGCTGCTCGACCCGGACGCCGAAGAGGTCGGCGCTGTGCTCTGCGATGGAGTGCCCCTTCTTGCGGGCCTGGGCTGCGTACAGCGCCCCGGAGAGCGGGAGGCCGGTGCGCGGGTTGCGGTCTTCTGGCCACTCCCGCTTGGCATCAGCCTCGACCCGCTGCGCCACGCCCTCCAGGGCGGCCGTGAGGCGCTTGCGGAGAGGCGACCCCAAGAGCCGCTCCTGTACCGCTTTGATGGCCCGGTCGTTGATCTTGACGCCGAAGTCGGCCACCGGGTCACCTCTTGCGCTTGCGCTGTGCCTCTGCTTCGTCCGCCCGGAGACGGAGGTCAGCCAGGATGAGCACCTGGTCTTCGCGGGAGAGGGACGCCCACCATGACGGAGGGTGCCCGTACTCCCGGCACACCTGGAGTATCACCCGGTCGAACTCTCCCCGGGCTCTGAGAAACCCGCGGCCGACTTGACCTCCTCTTCGGCCAGCACCGGCCCGACCGCCATCTCAAGAGCCCGCGCCGCAGCGAGGCGAACCTCAGCATACGGGCGCTTCCGGCCGAGGAAGTAGTCGAAGACCTCCCGGCCGTACTGCGCCAAGGGCAGGGCATGAGCACGGGCGATGGGCGCCACGGGGCAGACGCCGGGCGGGAGGCAGAGCCCAAGGGCCGCCCCCTGCGCCGCCGCGGGGTTCTTGCCGGCCAGCTCTGCGAGCTCCCAGGCGAAGGCCGGGGAGGTCGGCCGCAGGGCGTGCTCCCCGTTGTCGAGTCGGATGGTCGTCATGGTCTCTCCAGAACCCATGAGGTGAGGCTATCAGGCGTAGGTCACGGAACCGTAGATCGTGCCGTTGATGGTCAGAACGTTGGGGCGCCCTTCCCCGATGGAGAACGTGCAGGACACGTTCGTCATGGTGATGGTGTCGTCCTTGGTGGCCCCGTGGTTGGTGCCCTCGATCGTCAGCTTGATGCCGACGGTGAAGACCTCAGCAGAGTTGGTGCTCTGCGTCACGTTGGCGCTGTAGACGTTGGACTTGCGGAGGAAGTCCACCGCGTTCTCCAGCGAGGCGCTCATGACGGTGGAGAGCATCGCCGTGAAGGTGACCGTGGGGAAGGTCTTGTCTCCGTACCGGATGGAGTGCAGGGTGCCGCGGGACTGGTAGGCGACCACTTCCCGGAGGTCCTTGCTCAGACCGTCGATCGTCAGGTCGCCCTGAGTGAAGGGCACGACGATGGTGACCGGGGTGCCGGTGCCGTCGAGAAGGGTGATGGAGCCATCGGTGTCATGCCGGACAACGGTATCAAAGGCCATCGGAGGCCCTCCTTAGACGGTGGGGATGCGGTGATAGACGAGGAAGTCCAGCGTGGACAGGACGAACTCCGCCTGGGGCGTGAGCTCTTGCGAGGCACGGACGAAGTAGATTTGGCAGTTGGCCAGATTGCCGGGCGCCATGACGCCGACCATCGCAGCATCCGCCACGGTGGAGGCCGCGTCAAGGTCGGCCACCTGAGCATCCGCCCGGAGCTTGTGGGCGATGCGCACGGTGACCGGGGTCTGACAGTAGACGCCTTCCGCGGTGCGCACCTGACGGTCTTGGGGGGCAGGCTCGGAGACTCCCAGGCCGACGGAGAACCGGCCGGCCATCTCCCGCGCCGTGTCCGACCCGAAGAGCTCAGGCGCGAAGGCCGACACGGTGAGGCCGGTCACGGCGTCCACGGCCGCCTGGATGCGCTGCCGGAGGGCGGTGCGGGTCAGTACAGCCATGAGCGCCGCCCCCCGGAGAGGAACGTGGGGCCACGGCTGGACCGGCGCCGGTCATCGTCCACGAGCTGGCCCTGCTCATCCGCGTCGTATCGGAAGTTGAGCCGCGTCCAGGCCGCCTCGTAGTGCCGACGGTAGGAGGCCGCCCGCATCTCGTAGGCCTCGTTGAGCCGCGTGGCGAGGTCCTCGAAGATGAGCGCCAAGGTCAGGTAGAGGTGGGCGTCCCGCACCGCCACCGGGGACATCACCAGCCAGGGGCGTTGGCCTTGCCCGATGATGCGCCCGTTGATCTGGTTCCAGGCCTCATCCCGCCACTGAGCGTAGGTCGTTTCCGACGTGAGCGCCGTGGGGGAGGTGGGGTCAAGGCCCGACGCGATGTTGTACAGGTCCGTGTCAGTGATGACCGGGAAGAGCTTCGTGCGAACGAGGGCCGCCTCGTTGCGGAAGACCGTGGGGACCGCCGACACGGTAGCAGTCCACTCCACCCGCCAAGCGTCCCCAAGGGCCTCCGCGGTCGTGGTGGCGGCCGCTACCGTGTAGCTCGAGGTGGCCCCCGGGGTCACCACCGCCGCCGACACCAGCGCCGACCCGTCAGGCCGGTAGACGGAGACCGTCACCGCCGAAGGCGTGACCGCCGCCCCGTTCTGCTCGATGCGCAGAGACAGAGCGGAGTCAACGCCCCGGACGATGAGGTCCACAAGCTGGAAGCGGGCGGCGAGGTAGGACATCAGGCGGTCAGCAGCGGGAGGGCGCGGTAGATGACGCGGACGGCGATGTAGCCGGCCGTGAAGCTGGAGGCCGTGCCGTTGCCGAGGTTGGCATCCGCGGTGACCTTCGCCTTGAGCGCCACGTCAGCCACCGGGGCGTAGGGGCCGGCCGCCGTCGGGGTCCAGGTCCGGGTAGCACCGGCCGCGAGGATGGAGGTGCTCGTCACGAAGGCGTCCGGGTCCGCCGACGTGCCAATCTCGACCGCCACGGAGGTCGCCGTGGGGTGAGCCGCGGAGACCATCTTCTCGAGGATGACCTCACGGATGATGGCATAGGCCGGGATGGTCCCGAGATCGAGGGTCTCGTTGAGGGCGGCCGCGTCGAAGTCCGTCAGCGGGATGCCGAAGGTGAGCTCAAGCTCGTTGCGGCCGATGGCACGGGAGGCGAGAACGGACGTGGCCATGCGGCCCTCCTATCACTTGCGGGCGGTTTTGACCGGGGTTGCGCCCCCGGAGGCGTAGGCCTTGAGGCCGTCAAGCTGCTTGCGGATGCCCTCGACACGGGCCGCCGCCGGGGGGGAGAAGGCCGCCTGGGCTTGCGCCTGCTGAAGCTGCGAGACCAGCTCCTGCGTCTTCTCTTCGAGCACGCTGCTGTGAGGGGCCGCGATGGTCCCCCGGGTGATGAGCGCCTCCAGCCAGGCGCGGTAGCCGGCATGGTCCGTGTGCCAGACCACCCGGTCGGCGAGCACCTCCGGGTGCTCCCAGGCGGTGACCCAGACCGTCCCGCCGCGGCGGCAAGGGAAGCCCCGCAGGTAGCCGGGGCGGCCGTCCGGGGTGTCCGTGGCGAGGCAGGCGTCCAGGGGAATGACCTTCCAGCCTTCCTTGGCGCTCATGGCCTCCGCAAAGGAGGTGTCCCCGTGCTCGTCCACGTTGTTGAGGCCGGGCGTCTTCCAGAGCCGGTCAAGGCACGGAAAGAGGCCGCCCTCCCCATCCATGCTCCAAGAGAACGGGTGCGCCCGGAGCATGAACTCGTTGGACGGCTCCGTGGGGAGGCCGGCGTTTCCGCCGTAGGCCTGTGAGGTGGGGAGGATGCCGGTAGCCGGCGGCGCTCCCTGCGAGATGATGGGCATGGTCTCTCCAGAAAACCGGGGCGAAGGCAAACGGGGGCGGCCAGGGAGGCGGCCGAGCTGGAGAGGCCCCGGGCCTCCCCAGCCGACCCCGAGACGATCAGCGGCGGGACAGGATGGCCACGCCGAGCGCGTCCTGGACCTTCGCGGTGCCGAAGTACGAGCGGCCCACGATGGTCGTCAGGTCCGCCGAAGCGGAGCGCTCGAACTCGACCGCCACCTGGCCGCCGTCGGCGACGACGATGGAGCCCTCAGCGCCGGGGACCGGGGGCGGGGAGGCGAAGGCCTGAGCGATGGCGCCGTAGCCCATCATCGCGCCCTTGGAGTCCGCACCCGCATTGGCGCTGGGGACCTTGCTGGAGGCGAAGATGTCCACCCCGGCGAAGGAGCCCTGGTAGCCCTGCCCGAAGCGGTCGATCATGTCCTGCGTGGGCTCCTTGTACTGACGAGCGCCGCCCAGGGAGGCGATGCTGTCCTGGAGCTCCGTCACCTGCTTGGGGTACAGGATGGAGACCAGCGGGCCGTTCACGTTGCTCTGCTGGAGCGCGTAGCGGGCCGACAGGAAGGTCTCGACCGTCATGGCGGTGCCGGTCGTGCCCTTGACCGAGGTGAAGCCCGAGGCCGCCGTGGCGATGGCCGCGGTCTTCGCCATGCGGTAGCCGCCCACCATGTCCGAGAGGAAGCGGAGGAGGTTGCGGAGGCCGACGCTCGAGGTGATCTGAGCCAGGCCGCTGATCTCACGCTGGAGGGCGTACCGGGCGATGGTCACGGTGGCGCTGGAGTCGGTGAGCGCCACGTTGGAGCTGGACGCGTTCTCGTTGACCGAGGTCATCACGTCGTAGCCGTCCAGGCCGGCCAGCGGGATCTTGACGACCGTCGAGCCCTGAGCGCCCACGTCGCCAAGCTGCATGATGGCCGGGTGCGCGCTCAGGTCGGCGCGGTCGGCCAGAAGGAGCATGAGCTCGTTGCGGATGACTTCGGCGACGGTCAGGTCACCGAGACCGGAGTAGTAAATTTCGTTGGCCATGTGAAGCCCCTCGTTGCGTCAGAAGTTGCACCGGCCGACGCGTTTTACGGGGAGCGACCCGAGGCCTGCCCGAATGCTACCACCCGGCCCCAAAGCCGTCAACCGCCCATGAGCTTCGCCCGGGTCGCCTTCCACTGCTCAGGCGTGAGCTTGCCGGAGGCCCCCGCAGAGGGTGACTGCTGCACCGCCCCACGGTCGGCCGCCGGGACCGGGGCCGCCGGTAGACGCTGGCCAGCGAAGCCGGCCGGGGCGGGCGCCGCGGGAGCCGCCGGGGCCGCCGCCGGGGCAAGGGCCTGGAGGTGCGGCCGAAGGAGGAAGGGCGCCTCGTCAGGCTTCGACTTCCAAGCGCCCACCAGCTCCACCAGGTCAGGGCGCTTGCCGCCCTCCCCGGGCTGGATGCGCTCGTACTCAGCCTCGATGGCGCTGGCCAAGTCGGGGTGAGTGATGCCGGTGGAGGTCAACGCCTTCCACCGGTCGAAGCGCGTGGCCGTCTGCTCAGCCGCCTGCTTGGCCGCCGTGAGCTCAGCCTCCAGAGCCGCCGCCCGTTGGGCCGCGGTGCCGGCGCTCTTGACCTCGCCCTCGAGGTTGGCGATGCGCGCCTCAGCCTCCCGAAGCTTCTCGATGGTCTCCCGGAACCGGGCGTAAGGGACAGTATCCGCCGTGCTCTCGCTGCTCATGGTTATCGCTCTCCAGAGGAAGTGAACTGCTCACGGAGCTTGCGCCCCGTCCGGGTCTCGACGAAGGCCTCGTACAAGGCCGGGGCCTCCCGCCGCATGACCGTCAGCGCCCAACGGACGCCGGGGTCACCGCCCCAAAGCTGCCAGGCCTGCCAGCCCTTGCCCTGCTCAGCCCAGGTGGCGCCCTCCCGGTCGATGAGGTGGCGCGCGAAGTACCTGGCCATGCGGAGCACGGTGTCGAAGGAGACCACCCGGCGCCCTGACAGGTCCCGCGCCCTGGCCAGGCCAACGGCCGTACCGCCGCGCTCCGACGGGGGCTTGGTGGCGCGCACCTCGAGGCCACGGGCCGCGGCCGCCGCGACGTCCGCCGGGGGGACAAGCGGCATCAGTCATCCTCCCGCGTCAGGACGGCCACCGCTTCGTCCAAGCTCTCGAGGGCGGTGCGGAGGTAGGCCTCGACCTCCGCGGTAGGCGTGAGCGCCAAGGCCGCCGCAAGAGCGATGCGGGCGCCGTCCAGCTCCACCGCCGCATCCTCATCCGACTCGTCATAGGCCTCAACCACCGGGGCCACCGGGGCCGCCGGGGCCACCGGGGCAGGGGCGGCCGCCTCGAGCGCCTCCACCCGCCGGGCCGCCACCTCGAAGGAGAGGCCCGGGTGCATCTCCTGATAGGCTTCGGCCTGAGTCATGAGGCCAGCCTCAAGCAGAGCCAGCACGTCCTCACGACGGGCGCGGCGCTCGTCAGGCGACAGGGGGAGCTCCTTGTAGCGAACCTGGTAGCCGGACTCAGGGTATCCCTGACCCGCCGGGAACCCGAGGAACCGATTGAGGAGGATGGCAGAGAGCGCCACGAGCCGCTCGTCAGAGTCCCGCATGGACACCGCGGCCCGACGCTGCGCCGTCCGCTTGCCCTCGTTGGTGAGCGCGATGGCCGCCCCGCTCCGCGCCGTGCTCGTCATGCGCTGGAGGTCCGAGGGCGGGACGCCCATGGACACGGCCAGGCGCGCCGTCATGGACTCGAGGACGCCCTGCATCTTCTCGACATCGGCGCCGGCCTGGAACTGCCCGACCATCGGTTGGCCGGCATCCTCCGTGTCCCGGGCGGAACGGAAGCGGAGCAAGGAGGCGGGGTCAGTGACCACCTCCATCCGCCGCCCGTTCTGCGTCTCGACAACCTCTGCCGCGTCCACCTCGAGGTTCACAACGTACCTTTGGGGCCACGAAGAGTCGCGGAAAGAGTGAGCCACGAAGGCAGAGAAGACCGCCATATCGAGGGAGCCGTCTACCACCTCTTGGATGGCGTAGGGGTCCCACAGCCGGTCACCAGGTCGAACCGCGTGATAGAGCACGTAGGGCAGCACCGGCCGCCCATCGGCCCGACGGTACGGGTAGGCCTCCCCGGAGTAGTCGCCGCCCAAGGTGGCCTCCGAGATGTCAGCCCCCAAGGTGCCCCCGCCGGTCAGGAGGTGGACCCGGTAGACGGGCGCCTCAGGGTCGGCCACGGAGAGCACGTCAACCGTCCAGACGGGCTCCGGGCCGTGCCCGTCCACGTGCCGGAGCCGGTACTCGTGAACCGTCCGGGGCTGCTCAGGCGCATCCACCGGGGCGTCAGCCCAGACCATATCCGGGTACACCGGCCGGAAGCGGAGGCGCCCGTCTTCGGCGACGTGCGCCCGGACCATCATCTCCCGGAGGCCGGTGACGTAGAACTGCACCCGGGCCATCAGGCCCCAGAGCCCGGCGATGCGCAGTTGGCGCTCAATGCCGACGGCCTCTGAGCGCTCGTGAGTGACTTCTGGCTCATGGTCGTAGAGCACGGAGAGCTCTCGGCACCCGGCCTCGAAGACGTTGGCCGCCAAGCTCACCGGCCCCCAGGCCTCCCGCCGGACGCTCCCGAGGTGGCGCTCGAGGTGGCGCTCGAGGTCCGACCTCCAGACGCCATCCAGCAGCCGCCGCCGCCGCCTGGTCTCTTCCCACCGGGCGCGGGTCACCTCATCGGGAGAGGACGGGGGCGCGTAGCCGAGGGCATCACGAGGGTACATCGGCGGGCCTCAGTAGAAGCGGAGGGTGCGGCCGGCGGCCGCCCGGGAGAGCGTAGCCTGACGCCGGAAGATGTGCGATTGTAGCGCGTACCGCAGGGCGTCTAACTTGTCTTTGTGGACGTCATCGGCACCCTGCCACTTCTCGAGGGCGTCGATGAGGTGCGCGCACCGGGGCGACACGACGAAGGACCCGGGCTCTACCAGGAGCTGGTAGATCCATCGGCACCCCGCCATCACGCTGCCCTTGTTGCGCCCCACGCCGCGCTTGACCGTCAGGATGCCCGGCTTGAGGGAGCGCTCGTCAACGTGCAGAAGCCGGGCGATGTTGGCGGCCAGGTCCCGGTTCGCCTTCTTGTCGCCCGTCCCTCCGATGTGGATCCGGTCGCCCCACACTTCGTCGAGGTCCTTCCAGGAAAACCCGTTCCGGTCAAGCATCTCCAAGAGCGCCAAGGCGTCGCCCTTCTGTGACCGGGCATGGGCGCCCACGTCTTCGTCCAGCACGATGAGCCGGTACGGGTCGGCCTCCTTGACCGGCCGTTGGACCGCGGCCAGGATGGCGCTCTGCTTGTACTCCTTCGTGCCGTGGTCCAGCCCCAAGACGAGCTCCCACTCCCCTTCGGGGAGGCCGGTGATGGGCCGCACGTGAACGCCGGTATCGAAGGCATCGAAGACCCGCTGGATGGTCCGGGTCTCCCATCCCCCGTGGATGCGCACGTCCCGCTCCGAGGGCAGGCACACGCGCTCAGCCTCCGTGATCCACTGAGCATCCATCGGCCGCCCGTCGGGGAGGCGTAGGGGCTCCGTCTCCCCGATGGGGATGAGCGCCTCAGGCGTGAGCCGGGTGTGATGCTCCGAGACCGCCCCTTCCTCCACCATCGCCCGCAGCCAATCGACGGGCGCGCCGATGGG